TCGATGGTATTGCCCAGCTTGGCGTAGGATTGCGTCAGGCCATCGATGGGGCGGTTTTTGCGCCCCAGCAGCGCCACCTTATCGCCCAGCCGCGCATGCGCCTCGGTCGCCTCGCGCGTCCGGGTCTTGAGGCGCTCGATATTCTGCCCCAGCGATTGCAGCGCGCCATGCGCCGCGCCCGCCGAAGCGGTGATCAGAAGCCCAAGGGATAAGGTGCTGCCTGCCATGCCAAATCTCGTCTATACTGCGCCCATGAATACCGATTCCGCCCTTTTCTGGCTGCTGATGGCCGCCTATCTCACGCCCGCACTGGCGATGCTGGTGACCGGCGCTTCGCTGGGCGCTGCGTTGCTCGGAGCGCTCCTGGCCTTGCCCATCACCGTCCCGGTGGCGGGCATCCTCGGCGGCCTTATGCTGGGCGTTCGTCCTTGATCTGGCGTTTGGCCTCCCTCAGCCAGCCCAGCAGCTCCTCCACCTCCAGCCCGTCAATCTCCGAGGGCTGAAATCGGAACCAGCGCGCCAGGAGCGCCGAAGCCGCCCAAAGATCGTCAGCCTTGATCCAACATGCCGCGAAAGGACTCGGCGATGGCCTTGTAGTCCGAGAGGTCCAGCTCCTCGATATCCTCCGGCGTCAGGCCCGCCAGCTGAGCGATCAGCGCGAGCTCCTGCTCCTCTGCCTTGTCCGAGACGCGCTGTGCCTGCTTGAGGTCGCGCACCTTGGGGCGGCGCAGGGTGATCTTGGCGATCTGCTGGCCGGTGGCCAGCTTGACCGGGTGTTTCAGCTCAATATCCATTCATCAGCCCCCGATATTGGCGGTGTACTGGGCCAGCAGGTCCACGCCGCCCGCCTTGTAGATGTTCTCCAGCACGTCGATCTCGGCCACGTCCTGGCCATCGACGGTGAGCTTCATGTAGTAGGCGGTAAACTCCGTCTCCAGCTCCACGTTCTCATGCTGCTTGAAGGCGCCGCCCGGCAGGCTCTTGAACACCACCGACAGCAGCGCCACCACCGGCGCCTCGCGCGAGACCGAGCCGCCCAGGATGACCGGCATGGAGCCGCGCACCTGGAGCTGCACCGCCTGGAACGGGTTGGCGACCTTTTTCAGCACATCGGCGTAGTAGCTTGACCACTTGATCTTGCCTTCCAGCTTCTCGAAGCCGGCGAAGGCTTCGATGGTGCCCACCATGCCCAGCGCCTTGTGCTCAGCCATCTTGGCCTTGACTTGCGGCAGGTCGATGCTCTCGGCGCGACCCAGCAGGCTCTGCCCGTCCAGGTAGATATTGGCGTTGGTGATGCGATGGATCTCGATTTTAGCCATGGCTCACTCCTTACTGGCCGCCCAGGCTGGACAGCAGGTTAATGTCGATAAAGCTTTCAAAGCTGATCCGCTCCGCCGGCGTCGGCGGCATGAAGCTGATGTCGAAGGTCAGGTGCCCGGAGGCCAGCTCGGTGGCCGGGTTCTTCGCCGGGTCGTAGGTGCAGCTGCCGTCGATCAGCGCCCCGCGCCCGATCAGGGTGCGGATGAAGGCGTTGACGCTACCCTTAATGTCGTCGATCAGCGCATCGTTGATGGGCCGGTCGATGAACTGGAGCATGGCGTACTCCACCGACTCATGCAGCACGTCCGCCGTGCGGCGCACGTTGATAAAGTTCTTCGGGTGACTCACGGAGGGCCAGGCGGCGGAGCGGTTGCCCCAGGCGCGGTAGCCGCTGCCGAAGCTGTTAAACACCGTGACGATGCCGTTTTCGTTCAGGAGGTTGGCCTCGGACTGCGGATCATTCACCCGCGCGGTGATGGGCCGCTCAGCGCCGACGATGCCCTTGAACTCCTGATTGGAGGGGCTCCACCAGTAGCCGCGCTCCACATCGGTGGCGCACATCAGACCCGCGAGACGGGGCGACATCGGCTCCAGCCGCTCGGCGTTGGTAAGCGGGTCATACACCTTCAGGTGCGGGTAGCACAGCACCGCGCGCTCGGAGCTGGTGTTGAAGTTGATACTGCCCGACGGCCCGCGCCCTTCCACCGCCTGCTGCACGGTGATGCCCGCCGGGGCGTCGATCAGCGCCATGGCCCGCAGTTTGTCGGCCATGGCGATCAACTCGGTGGTCACCGAGGCCAGGGTGGCATAGCCCGGCGCGATCAGCAGTTTGGCGTTGAAGCCGAACAGGTTGTAGGTGTCCTCCAGCGCCTTCAGGCCGGTGCGGCTGCCGTCGGCGGCCACCGTGCCGATGATCTCGGCGGCGCTGATCGGCGTCTTGCCGGCCTCGCCGGTGACGGTGTGCACCGCCGGGTCGAACACATTGACCACGATCACCGTGCCCGCGCCATGGTCGAAGATGGCGTCCAGCGCCTGCGGGATGCTGTGGTTGGCCGAAGCGGCGTCCGCGATCGAGCCGAACTGGGCGGCATCCTTTTCGCTCAGCACGATGGTGGGCGTATTGACGGGGCCGCTGGGCGCGGTGCCGATCAGCCCCACCACGGCGCTTTTTACCGTGCGGATGGGGCGCGGCCCCTTATCGATCTCAATCGTCTCGACGCCGTGCAGGAAGTTGGCGGGCATGGGTCAGTCTCCTTTCTGGGCGGTTTTCTTGGCGGCGGGCTTGGCGGGCACGGACTTGAGCCGCCCCAGCGCCACCAGGGTCACGATGGCCGGGTTATCCTCGGGCAGCTCGACGGTGGCGCCCGGAGTCAGAATCACCTCCTGCCCGTCCGGCAGGGTCAGGGCCGTCAGCGGCCCGCTGTAGCGGTATTGCATATCAAACCTCCTCAAAGGTTGCGCGGGTCAGCAGCGGCCCGCCGTCGTACTCCAGATCAGGCGCCAGCGGCAGAGCACACTGCCAGCGCGTAATCAGCGTCCAGGTATCCGCCTCGGCATCCATGAGACGCGCCGATTGCAGGCGCAGGGGCGTCACGCCGGCGGCGGGGCGGTACGAGAGCAACGCCAGTCGCACAGCGTCGAACAAATCCCACACCCCCGCGCCGTCGCGCAGAGAGCGGGCAAAGAGCACCACCTCGAAGCTGGCCGTGGCGGTCTGGGCGGATGCGCCGGTATCCTCCACGCCCCCGGCGGCCACCTCCGCCGCCGCCACTACCGCCGCGCCCCTGGCGTGGGTAAAGCGGTAGCCGCGACTGGGCAGCGCCTCCACCGGCAAGGGCGAAAGCGCAGCCTTGAGTCGCTCGACCATGGCGCGCTCGATGGCGAGGATCATCAGAAGCCCTCCATCTCATCCGCCCCGAACACCGGAGAGGGCCCGCTCTTGGCGGCCGCCAGCGAAAGCCCGGGCTGCTGCTCGGGCGGGAGCGTGGCAGGCAGGCCGAGCGACACCGTGCCGCGACTGATCGCCTCAAGGAGCTTCCTTGCATCCTCATACCGGCGGCGCGCATCCTCGATGTCGCCCATTCGACGCAAAGACAGCAGCCGGTAGATGGCGATGTCGCCCGCAATGCGCGCCAGGATCGCCGGTGCCGTCGGCAGCGGCAGCGCATAGCGCGCGGCGAGATAGCCGTCGATCTCGGCGCTGGCGTCGGCCAGCGCCTGATTGATCATCGGATCATCCGCCAGACCGTCGCCGTCGCGGTCGGTGAGATCGATCAGCCGGCCCTGCCCGTAGCGGGTGGCCAGCTCCGTTGGCGCCAGATAGCTCATCTCATGCCTCGCTTACGACCGCCAGCATCGGATCGGCGCGCAAAGCCTCGGCCTGTTCGGCCGTCACCTCCACCACCTGCGGCTTGCTGGTGAAGGGGCCAAGACCTGCGCGGTAGCGGCGCTCAGCCGTGAATGCGGCCGAGGTGCGCACCACCAGACGCTCGCGCATCGGCGCGGCGTCAGCGGGTTTCTTGCGGGCTCCGGTCATCACGCACCTCCTGTCAGATCACCCAGGGCGAGACGATCACCTCGACCGCCTTATAGTTGGGGTTGCTCTCGCCATTGTTGATGGTCTGCGCCTCGATCAGCGAGAGGGCGGCGGCACGCAGCGACGGCGGCACCACCAGGTGGGTAGGCTTGACCCCCATCGGCCGGCCACCGTCGGCGGTGATGCCCATCATCGCCGCCATGGCGGCGTTGAAGTTGGCGGCATCGAGCGCGGCCTTGGACTTGTAGGCCAGCTGCCAGAAGCCGAAGCCTGCGTTGCAGCGGTAGCGGATGCCGTAGCGGTACTCGTCGCGCACGAACACCCCTTCGTCGTTGCTGGCGGTCATCGCCTCCAGCTCAGGCCGGGTGCGCTCCTGGAAGATCAGAGGCTTCAACGCGCGGGAGCAGTCCAGCAGATACCAGGCCGGGCCAGGGCTTGCGCCACCGTCGGCATAGTTGGAGACCAGTGTCGGGGTGCCGGTACCGTCCACGTTGGGATAGATCGGGTGGTCGGTGTCGAAAAAGTTCTGGCCGTCATAGCAGGTCGTCGATTCGCCGGCGGCCAGCAGGGCGAACACCAGCTCGTCGGCGTGGCTCTTGGCCGCGCGCCCCATCTCGGCGAACAGCGGCGTATAGACGCCCACGTTATCATCCTCGATATCGGTGCGCTTGACGCCCACCGTGCCCTCGTAGAGCTTGTTGGTGACTTGATAGCCGCTGGCGGCCATGTCCTTGACCACCCGGTCGCCCACCCACTCGCGCAGCTTGGGAAACTGATTGAGCCAGGCGTAGGTGTTGCTGGAATTGGTAGATGGCACCCGGGTGGCGACCTTCTCCCAGTCGGTCGGGGTGTCGGCCAGCGCATCCTGGAACGCCTTGGAAAAGCCGGTGCGCAGGCTGGTAATCAATGCCGGAGTGATAATGGCCATGGGTTACTCCTTTTCTTGGGATTCGTGGGCGATGCAGCCATGCCCGGAGATGCGGACCTGATACTTACGCGATGCCACATGCCCGATCTCATCGAGCACGGACAGCGCGAACTCAGCTTGTGTGCCGAACTCATCGACGAGCTCCGCACGGTTGATCCAGCCGTCGCCGCGACCACTCTCGCAGTCACGCGCACGGATGGCGTAAAGCCGCGCCAGAATGCGCGCGCGCAGCTCAGCCGGCGTCATGGGCAAGCGCCTTCTTGTGGGCGGCGAACTCCGCCTCGCTCATGCCCAGCAGAGAGCAGGCGATGCGCTCCTCCTCGGTGAGCGTGTCCGCATTCGGAGCGACGGTAGTGGCAGCCGGCTTGTCGCCTGAGATGATCACCGGCGCCTGCTGCACGAAGGCAGCAAACCCCTCCGGGTCGCGCCTGGCGTAGTCGGTCGCCCACTCCTTCATGGCCGGGGCCAGCTTGCCCGCGCTCATGGCGGCGGTGACGGCAGCCTCGGCCTTCTCTTCGGCGATCTGCTTCTGCAACGCAGCCAGCTCCTCGGCCACCGCCCTGTGCTGACTCATGGGCACCCACTGGGCAGGGTCAGGCTGGCGGGTGGCGGCTTCTTTCAGGCGCGCGGCATGGGCGGTCAGGCTGGCCACATCGGCCTCGCCCTCCACCCCCAGCGCCTCGGCAATGGGTTTGAGGTTCATAGCAGCAGCTCCTTGTGTGTGAGCAACAGGGGACAGGTAGAGGTTGGGGTAGTGCGTGAGCCCCGCGCCCTCCAGCGCGAGCACGCGGCCTTGCTTGTCGTGACGGAACACCGGCGACAGGTAGCGATACTCCTTTTGCGCGATCAGCTCGGCGGCGCGCGGCGTCCACTGCACGCGCCCCCAGAGGGCGCCATCCCTGGCTTCGATCGCCTTGATCCAGCCGGCGGCGGGCACCGGGCCGGCCTTGGCGTCAGCCTCCAGCGACTGGTGGTCGTAGTCGATCGGCAGATCGATGCCGCCGCGCTCAAAGGCGGCCAGCACCGCGCCGATGTTCAGCTCATAGGGCCCGCGCCCGTCCCGCCCGGAAAAAGCCCCCGCCGGAATCAGCTCGACCCACTCCGGCGGGGTAGTCTCCGATGCATCGGACGCATCGGACAGGGGAATGGACAGCACGTGACTGGCGCGCAGGGCGCGGGTCGGATGGTCAGCACTGGAAACGGGGATATTCGTCTTCATGCGGCCATCATCAGCCAGCCCGGCGGCGGCTGCGATTAACCGCTGTTTAGAGTGCTTAGCGCCTCAAAATGAAAACGGCGCAAATGCTGCCGCGCTGTAAAACGCTGTGAACGGGTTAAGAGGCCGCAGAAGGCGCGAAATATGGCGCACCTATACCTAGGTAGCGGGTTGGCCGTAAAAAGCCCCAGAAGCGCTCAGAGTGTTTTGATTTCAAATATCATCCAGATGGGCGCGCAAGGTATCGAGAATCAGCGACCGGGCCGCCTCGTCCAGCCTGCCGTCCGCCGTCACCGGCAGATAGCGCCGCGCCGGAATATCGCCCCAGGGCAGCTTACGCCGCCCGCCCCCGAACTGCCCGCGCCGGGCGCCGAATTGCAGCAGCGCCGACTGCACCGCCGAGCTGCCCACCGCCACCGCATCGCGCCCGGCTGCGTAGTGCAGGCGGTAACGCACCAGGCTCTTGGAGTCAATCAGCGGCTTGCTGCCCCGCTTTTTGGCCAGCGTGGCCGCGCTGTTAGGCGCAAAGGCGGCACCGGTCCAGTCGCGCCCGGCCAGGATACGCTCACGGCTGCCCTCCGCCAGCGCCTGGCCGATGGCGTGCATGGCAGGGGTCATATCGTCCAGGCGGCGCGAAAGGTCATCGAGCGCCCGGCGCACGGCTTTATCGTCGATCTCGATTTTGATCATATCCCCCTCCTGCCTCAGATGGGCTACAATACAGCTAAGGCGCTGCGGCAAAATCTCCCGGCAGATGCTGAGGAAGTGCCTGGCTTCCGAAGGTGGCCTGGGACATTGACCAGGCGGGGGCGCCGACCCCTCGTGGCGGGGTGTGGGAGTCCGCCACGCAGCACCCACGAGGCCGACCAGGCGCCGGCCTCACCTTCCTTTTTTGAGCAGACGCGCGATCTCCCTGTCCTTCAACGCCTGATCGCGGTGCAACCGCCGGTAGCTGGTGACAAACAGCCCGTTGCCGGTCCGCGTCGCCTTGACCACCAGCACGTAGCCACCGCCCTCGCCGGCCGTCTGGTCCAGAATGTAAATCAGGTGTCTCGAACCCTCTTTAACCTTGATTCCCGCCTCGCTGATCACGCGCTGGGCGTGAGCGTATTCCGCCGGGGTCAACTCAGGATGCTCGCGCTTCTGCTTGGCGGCAGTCTCCGGCGACAAGTCGGCTACCGTAGTCCGCGCCCCGATGCGCTGGGCGTCATCCTGCGCCAGTCGGGCCAGGGGCCAGTTGCCCTTGGGGTTATCGAACCAGCGCGCGAACGCCCCGGCCTTCAGCCACGTCTGCATCATCGCCACCGACGGCTGCGGCGGTAGCTTGTCCAGTTTGTCCCTGAGCGCCCGCACCGTATCGGCCACCGTCGCCCCCGGCATATAGCCCCAGCCCTTGCCAATCCCCGGCGGCTCACCGGTCTTGGGGTCGATGGCGTCCCATCCGGCCGGCGGGGCGTTGTAGCCCGGATCACCGCCCAGCAGCCTCGCCCCCTCGGGGCCGTTGGCCCCCACCACCCGACAGCCGCAGCCCCAGCCATTGGGCGGGTAATGCGCCTGCCAGAAGGGGTGATCGGCGGGCAATGTCAGGCCGTGCCAGGCTTTGTGTTGCAGGCGCGGATGCTCGGCGCCGGAGTGCTTATACACCCAGTACTTGAACCCGGCCTCGCGCAGTTGCGCCAGCCGCCCGGCGGCGTAGCTGGTAGAGAGGTTGGTCTGGTAGATGATGCGGGTACGCCAGGCGCGCCCGGCTTTCGATTCCTCACCGGTCCAGCCATGCCAGCCGCGCCGGGTGACGATCTCGCCAAAGCGCTGGCGAAACTGATTCAGCGTCTCGCCATCGGCAATGGCCTTATCCACCGCCTCGGCCAGATCGGCCAGCAGATCGGCCTTGGCCGCGCCCGCCACCATAAAGGCGCGGTCGTGCTGGCTTTTCCAGAGGTCATCCCACTTTGCCGTGGGCACCAGGTTGCCGAGCTTGCCGCGGAAGAACGCCACCTGCTCGGCGAATGGACGGCGGAAGACAGCGGAAAGATCAGGCGCGGCGGGCATAGTGGCGCTCCCAGTCATCGCGGCAGGCCGCATCGCACCAGCGCAGCGGCTCGGGTAGCGGCTCGCCGCACCACAGGCACCGTCCGGTCGGGGACGCCTCAGGCTCGGCGCGCCGCTGCTTCAGCGCGCGCTCCAGCGCCTGCTCGATCTGTTGCTGCGCCTGATCAATCACGTCCATGCGCGCTCTCCTCCCGCACCACGTAGCGTCCCGCCAGCTCAG